GCCAGAATTAACGGAGCTGGTTCTCCTAACGCATTTACCTATATCGCTATAGGTACAGGTACAGGCGCCGCCGCTGACGCTGATACAGTGCTAGGCGCTGAAATCACAGAGTCAGGAGGAGCAAGAGCAAGTGCTACATGTACCGTTGTTACAACGGATACAGCTGGAGACACTGCTCAATTAGTACAGACCTTCTCTTTCACTACAGGCGCAAGCTTTGCAGTAACAGAGTCAGGAGTATTAAACAACTCTTCAGCCGGAACTCTATTAGCAAGACAGGTCTTCTCTGCAATTAACGTTGCTTCGGGGGACTCGCTACAGATTACCTGGAAGGTGGACGTAGATACTAACTAGACTTTCCTTTCTACCCCCTCATACGGGGTAGTATAGGGCAGTTTAGCCCAAGATAATCATAATTAAGTAAAATATATGGAAGCAAACCAAATCGCCCCTGGCAAGCCCAAATTATGCCTTGTCGGGATACCTTGCTCTAGCGGATACCTCTCCGCGTACGTAGTGGACGGATTATTGAAAATGAATAAGCCTATTCCTACGAGTTATATTATTATTGAAAGACAATCAGTTGACGCCGCCAGAAATCACATGTTGAAAATGGCGATAGAAATGAATGTTGATTATGTTTTATTCTTGGACGACGACGGTGTTGTCCCTGAAGACACCTTAAAAAACTTTTTGGAAGACGACAAAGATATTGTCTGTGCTCCGATACCAACAAGAAACGTAAAAGATAACGGCAAGCATAATAATTGCTGTTTTGAAAAATACGACTTCCATATTGGAGACGGTAGAACGGTTAAAAAGTATAGGTCAATTGAAAGCTTTGACATGTCCAAAGGCTATCTACATAAAATAGACGCCTGCGGAGGCGCCTGTCTTTTAATCAAAAAAGAAGTATTTACAACTTTGTTTCAGAGGTACAATGCAAAGCCATTCGAGTTTATCCATGAAGAATATACTACGAAGGAACATGGATTAACGATCAGAAACATTTCTGAAGACATGACTTTTACCGAAAGAGCAGTACAGGAAGGATTTGAGTTATGGGTAGATTTAAGAGTTAGACCGGTCCATTTAGGAAAACCAGAGTTAATCAGGTTTGAAATGGAGGGAGAAAAGCTTCCAAAGTTGAATGATAATAAGTTGTTGCCGGGAATGACAGCATTGTCGGAAACATTAAAAGTTAAAGTAGATTATAAAGAATAAAAACCATGCAAGTTTTTTCAAAACAATGGTTCGCAAAACATAATAAAACTATTTGTTGGTTTACTAACCATGCTTTTTTGAAATACTGGTTCCGTTGGCTTTTAAGAATAAACCACGATATTGGATCAAATGAAAAGATACTAAAAATAACCCCCAGTAGTTTTACTTGGGACGCAAAACTTCAATACTTTAGTCGTTCTTCATTGCTTGAAACACAATCAAAAAATCCTAATGAAACAAGATTAAATAGAAGACTTGCCAGAAAAATCTTAAATAAAATTGAGCAAGGAAAAATTGAAGATAAGCAATATCTTTTACCGGCCAGAAAGACCGACTTTAGAACTCACGAGAAGTTTGGGAAAAGACTTTATTATGGATTAAAACCTTTATGGTATTTATTGCATTTTGCTGATTGGGCTATGCTCGATAGATACCAAGAATTATCAAAATTAAGCTTTGGGTTTAATACTTTAACCAAATATCCTGACGCGGGACATGCTGGAACTACAGTTGACGGATATATAGATGTTCAAGGAGTAAGATCTTTATGGGGAAACTTAAGAGCAACGTCTCCTGGCTCATCAGCCCAGCCAGACCTTTCTAGTGCTGCCGTCGCTGCAGCCGCTCGTGCTGACTCTGGATACTACGAAAGCTTAAAGAGGTTTTATGATACATACGATACATCAGAACTAACATCAGACGCTACAATTTCGGAGGTTGTAAAATCTTTATATGCGACAGGAGGTGGTTTTAGTGGATTAGGAAATAGCACCATAGACATAGTTTCTTGTTCTATTGCTTCAAATAATAATTTAGTTGTTGATGATTTTAACACGATAGGTTCTACGTCTTTTGCTAATATAGCAACAAATACTTTTAGAGCGAGTGGAGGATATAAAGATTTTACATTAAGCGCGGCTGGAAGGTCTAATGTTTCAAAAACTTCTATTTCAAAGTTTGGAGCAAAATTAGGTTTTGATTTCTCAGACTCTCCGGCTGGTTTAACTTGGTCTGCGTATGCCACAACTTCGGTTGCTTTTATGTGTGCTGATCAGACGGGAACGTCTCAAGACCCCAAATTAGTAGTTACATATACATTACCGGTAGTTGCTCCGACCGTTACAACCCAGGCTGCAGATTTAGTCAGACAAACAAGTGCTAGGGGCAATGGAAACATTACAGATAATGGAGGAGGAACAATTACTGAAAAGGGAATATGTTATAAGGCTGGAACTTCAGGAGACCCGACTACGGCCGATAGTACCGTTCATGACCATAATGATACTACTGGAGCTTTTACGGAGTCAGTGACGGGATTAACTGCTGGAACAGGTTATCGTTTTAGAGCCTATGCAATAAATAGTGCCGGAACTTCTTATGGAGATACTGTGCAAGTGACAACCGAGCTAGACGCCAAAGTATTAACTGATGTAGTAAAATCTAACGGAAGTTTCATTAAATTACCGTCTAAACTTTTAGTTTCTATTGTTTTAATCAATGAAGTATTTTCTAAAATAAGTTCTATTTTGAAAACATTATCAGAAGTAATTTATTCAAAATCTATAGTTCTTTCAGATATTTCTAAACAATTTATTGAAAATACTTCAGTAGGAATACAGTCATTTTTATCAAAAATTAACGCTAAAATACTTGAAGAAATATCTTTAGTTAATTCTTCATACTCAAGAAGTCTTGTGATGTTTAGAACCTTAATTCAATCTGTCTACGTTAATGCTAGAAAAGAAACATTTAGAGCATTTAGTTTTACTCAAAGAATAGTAATAAAACAAGGAACTTTAATTTTTGGGACCGGAAAACTTTTAATTGCTAGTATTGTGGCTTCAGGAGCAACGATAAGAGAACATATCTACAATGAAATAATAACTAATGTAGCCAAAGTTAATGCTGGTGTTGCTTCGGTAATTACAAGAGTTTTTACAGAAATTGCTAAAGTATTTTATTTATTATCAAAAAGTAGTCCTAAAACATTTTCAGAAGGAGGAGCGGTTAGTGATAGCGCAGAAACATTAAAAGGATTATGGTTCCCGGAAAGTTTAGCTGTTGCTGGAGAAATGGCTAGTTTCGTGATAGCTAAATTGTTTATAGAAGTTGGAAAAGTTTCTGCGAGTGCTATTATGGCTATCGTATTAGTTATGTCTGAAGTGATAACCGTGGTATCTACCTTAATTTGGTATCCGATTAAGGTTTTAATAGAAGCAATATCAACATCAGCAGAACTTATTATGGGTACTATTTCAAAAGTTTTAATTGATATGGTAAAAGCAATTGACTCAATTTATTTAATCCATATTTTTTATCAAACAATTACTGAAGCAGTGAAAACAACAGTATCTTTTTTTGCTATGAGGCTTTACACTTTTTCTGAAATAGCATTAACCGGATCAGAAATGTTTAGTCGGGGAGCAAAGATATTTATTGAAAATGTTAAAACAATTTTGTCTTTTGAGATATTAAAAGTTATTATCTTAAGCTTTAATGAAAATGCTAAAGTTGGTTCAGTAGCCTTTACTCAAGGGGCAAAAATACTAACTGAAAGTATGGGAGCGTCAGCAGAGTTCATTCTAGGGACTATAAATAAGGTTTTGGTAGAGGTTTCCAAGATAAATGACGTAATACTCAAGTATCTTCCTAAAGTCTTCACAGAGACGATTTTGACGACAGGGAATGTCGTCGCGGTAGGCCTAAAAGTCCTTATCGAGTCAATCGGAGTCGCCGGATCATTTGTCATGGGAACGATAAACAAGCTCTTAATCGAACCGGTCAAGGCGATCGAAATCTATCTCTTAAACTGGCAGGCGTACAGGGTCCTTGAACAAGTTGTTGGCGTTACCGCTATGTATGCTAACCAGTCTCTAAAAATCTTCCTCGAAGGTGTAGGCGTCGGAATAACCTTCATAATGGGAACAATTCTTAAATTGCTAGTTGAAACAGTCAAAGTCAGCGTGGTTATAATGAAATCATTACCGAAAGTTTTCACAGAAGTAGCAAAGGTCGGGGCAAACACTTTTACTCAAGTAGTATTGGTATTTACCGGATCGCTGGGAGTCGCCGCCACCATATTCAGAGATTTGGCTAAAACTCTAACCGAGACGGTTGTCTTGACTTGGGCTAAAATCAAATTAGTTCTAAATGGAATAACTGCTGGACTATGGAGCAGAAGACCAAGAATTACTGGTACATGGAAGAGAAAGAGTCGTAATGACACATTATAACAAATGATACAATTAACCACATCAAACATTGTATTCGTTCTAGGGTTGCTCGGTACTATTTTTACCGTGTATAATTATTTTAGAAACCCTCAAATTGGTCTAGATAAAAAACAAGCTCTAGACGAAAAGGACAGAATAAGAAAAGACGATTTAATCGAACAAAAGATTAAATGGGAAAGAGAAGTAAATGATCAAAAGTTTTGCGACTTTGGTAACCGTCTAGATAAAGCTATGGAATTAGCTCAAAACCATACTCACACGGTTGACGTAAAAGTTGACAAATTGATCGAAGTTGTCTCCGTAATGGGAAAGGATCTTATTAAACTGGGAACAATAATCGAAGAAAGAATACCAAACAAAAAATAAAATATGAACGACATAATAATTAAGGACATCAATTTAGGCGGAATATCAGACTCTATATATCAAGGAGAAGCTAATAGCGTCGCCGAAATTGTGAACCTTGATATTCATTCAGAACCGGGAGTAGTCAAGGTCAATCAAAAAATGACCAAAGAAAGCGGAACAACAATTGACGATTTAGTCAAGAAAATACTTCCTTGTTCTGACGGTCTTACTTATCTTTTCAGTTCAACCTCTGGCAAAATATGGAGTAGAACTTCTGCTGGAGTCTATGCTTTAGCGGCAACTGCTAGTCCTGCCGCTGGAACAGCTGGTATATCTGACGCTTACGAAAAATCAGGATATATCTATTACACAATGCAGAGCCGAGTTGGCAGAGTAGCCATAGGAGCGCCAACTAACTGGGCTGGAAAAGACGATAATTGGGCTACCTTCAAAAACAAAGACGCTGACTACCACCCTATTATTGAGCAAAATCTTGACTTGTATATCGGAGACGGAAAAGATCTTGCTATTATTGAGGACGGAGTTTTTAGTGATAGTGCGTTAGACTTATCAACACCATTCAGAATAAAATCATTAGGAAAGGTTCTTACTGACGTTCTTTTAGGAACTTTTGTTAATGCTTATAAGGTGGCAACTTCTATTTTTAGGTGGGTTTGCTATGGAACAAGTTTCCAAGATTTTGACGAATTACCTGAAATTGGTATCAATTGTTTCTTGCCAACTGACAATTACAACCTAATCAATGCGGGAAGAAAAGGAAACCTTTATCTTTATTCAGGAGGTTTAATGCAACAGTATAAAAAAATACCCGGCAATTGGGCTATCGGAAATGAAGCACAAGTACACCCGAACGCCGCATGCAATATGTTCGGACTTCCCCTCTTCGGATTATCAAACATTTCAGGAGACCCCGCCATTGAAGGAATATATAGTTTCGGTTCTTACGGAAGGAACTATCCGAAAGCTCTTAATTTAGAGTTTACAATGTCTTGCGGATTAACTGGCAACGAAATTGGAGCAGTTGAACTTGTCGGCGATCAATTGCTGGCTAGCTGGAAGCATACTGCTACCGGTCCAGTTTATACTTACGGAATAGATAAACTTGATAGCGCTAATAAGGCAGTTAACGGATATGTTTCCACTAGAGCAATTACGGTTAATCGTTCAGAACAAAAGAACTTTTCCGTAGAAGTTGGATATAGGCTATTGCCAACAGGAACAAGTATAAAAATATATCATAAAATAAATTACGCTTCTATTTGGACAGAAATGGAAGAAAAAGAAACTGACGCTGACAGAATGATAGTTAGGACACTTTTAGACGCTGATAATGCAAACGTAATTCAATTTAAGGTAGAACTTAATTCAAGTGGAAACACAGCCCCAGAAATTGACATTATAAAAATATCATTCCCTTAAACTATGGAAATAAACCCATTCACAGATATTGTACCGTTAGAAGTTGCCACCTCGGAGTCGGAAAGAAAAGGGGCAGCTTTTTTGAGCGACGTTCGCCAGCTTTCGGTTGGAACTGGAGGAAATTATACTGTTAGAGTCACAGACTCTGGGATATGGGCTGGAGCAGAAGAGTTTTCTGACGCTCCTTTCAATGTTGATATGACTGGAAAGGTTTTCGCTTCTGATATTACTTTGTCTGGTGGAACTATAAAATACGGAAAGACTTCTTTTACTGACTCTGTTAATGCTGGATATTTTATTTCTCCGTCCGGAGTTTATTTTGGTTCTGCTTCAGACGCTTCTAAATTAAAGTATAACATTGCTGGTGGAACTTTAGAGTTTACAGGAACAATATCAGCTTCAACAATTATAGGAGGTACATTCAAAACAGCAACTACGGGAGCAAGAATTGAAATAAATACGTCTTCTTACGAGAACAAGATAGCCTTGTTTGACGCTGTTGGTTATTGCGGAAAAATATCTAGTACACACCCTCAATTAGCGGCCAGTGGTATTGTGATGTCAAGCGACGATTTTGTTTATGTTGATCTTGGTCTTGATACCGGCGGAGGAGTTTTTACTGTCGGAGGATATACAGCCGGAGGACTAGAAGATAAATATATAGAGGTAGATTTTCAAGGAATGTATATTAACGTTGATATTATTCCTTCTATTGACAGTATGTATGATATTGGTTCTACTAGTTATTGTTTTGCTAATGGATATTTTGACTCAATTACTTTAGGAGGTTCAGCTAGAACAAGTTGGCCGACTTCTTTCAGCGGAAACTTAAGTGATTTAACTATCAATGGGAATAAAGACTGGGGAGGGTATGTTATTTCAAATATATCAAAAGTTAATCCCGGAGGAGCAACGGCCTCATTAGGAGACTCTAGCCATTTCTGGGATTATTTCTATGTTAGTTCAATTTATGGAGCAGGAGGAGTTAACCCGATTAGTATGGAAAATAATGTTGATTTTAATAATCACAATATCCAGTTCGTCAATGATTTAGACGTTGACGGCAATTGTGATATTCAAGGCAACGTAGATATTAACGATTATTGTAGTATTCATGGAGTTTTATATATGAACAATCAGCAAATAAGAGATGTTGCCGATCCAACCGCTGCTCAACACGCTGCAACTAAAAAATGGGTAGAAGATAATTTTACTCCGCTCTAAAAAAATGGTATAATAATAACAATAAAAACAAAAATGAACCAGAGAATTAAACAAGACGTAGAAAGTCGTATGATTATCTACATTAAGGAAGCAAACAAAATTGCTAAAAGATTAAAACTTCAATCAAAGTTAGTTGTAAGGTTCAGGAACCCAACCGGTAAAGTTCCTTTTCTTGGTAAAATCGCCGTATTTTTACTAAAAAGGTCAGGAGGATTTGTAGATACTCAATTCTTTAATCAAAAATAATATGGCAGAATACTTAATTCAAAAGGGAGATACTCTATCCGCTATCGCCGTTAAAAACAAAACAACTGTAGCCGATTTATTAAAGGCTAATCCAAACATTAAAGACCCGAACTTGATTTATGCTGGTTCTAATCTTGTTTTACCTTCTGCTTCAGTTGTAAGTTCTGGCAGTTCTACTGGCGGTTCTTCTAGTATAGCAAGTGAAGTATCTCCCGTTAAGAATTGGACTCTTTACAAAAAAGACGGTTCAACATTTAATTATTCAGGAAACCAAGCAAGCGTAGACAAACTTATTGCTACTGGTCAGGTTTCTCTTTCTCCTACTTCTTCTAATTATTCAGGAGTTAATAATGCCGGGGACGCTAATAAAATTATTAACGCCAATCAAAATAATGATATTACTGACGGAACTAAATCAGACGAGCCTCCAGTAAAAAATTCGGTTAATGATTTGATCGCTATGTTATCTTCTATGGTTGAGGGAGGAGAAAAAGCAACTTCAGGAACTTCAATTGACGACATAATAAAAGCTATTACTCCAACGAGTGATAAACCTGCTAATCCAAACTATGAAAGTACGTATTCCACTCTGAAAGAAGATAAGGGAGTTTCTTCTTTAGAGGCGACTGCTAATAGTTTGAAATCTCAAAAAGCTGATATTGAAGCAATTAAAGCGGCAAGAATTAAAGCTCAAATGGATAAACCTATTACGACAGGAGTTATTGCCGGAAAAGTTTCTGATGTGGAAAGACAAGAAAATGAAAGACTGGACGCTATCAATAGAGACCTTGATACTACAAACGACGAACTTACTACCGCCTACAATTCAATTGATACGATTATGAAATTAAAGCAATTGGATTACGGCGTTGCTTCTGACGAATACAATGCAGAGTACACAAAAAATATCAACATGTTTAATCTCTTAAAAGGAGTTTCTGACGACCAGAAAACGGCCGAAGAAAAAAAACTTGATAATGCAAGGTCTAACCTTCAAATTGTCTATAACAGTATTTCTTCAGGAGCAGTTGACCTAAATAACCTAGACTCTAATACAACGACCTTAATCAAGAAATTAGAGGTTCAGGCGGGACTTCCTTCAGGCTTCTTCTCTACTCTACAAAACAAGAACCCGAAAGCGGAGATAGTTTCTACAACTAACTGGACTTCTGCCGACAACAAAGAATATGTTTCTGTAATTACTAAAGACGCAACCGGAGCTTTGAAAACTACAAATGTTTTACTTGGCAATGCAAAAGCAACAACAACAACCGAAACAGATAAAATGGCCAGTCAAGAAAATATCAAAGCAGATATTGACTCCGTTAAAGGAACAGACGGAAAATGGAACCCTGACGACTTGAAAGCAATTAGAGACAATATCGCCGTCAACGATCCTTCTAATCTTACTTGGTTTGATAATGCTTACCCACCTTCAAAAATGCTTAACCCTAACAATGACTCAAACATAAGGTATTTGTCTGAAAATAAATGGGATATAAGTGGTTTATAATATGGCATACAAGAGGATATTTGGAGAGACCAAAGGAGAACAAGGAGGAACTTCCGCCGGTTCAACTACAGCAAAATATCAGCCATTGTTTGCTAACAAGAAAACAGGGGCTCCCGTAGTTGAAGCAAAGAAGACCGAAGTCGCTCCAGTAAAAATAGAAACACAAAAGACAACGGAACAGCCAACATTTAAGTCGGCTTCTTCTGTTAAGACAGTCCCAGAAAAGAAGAGTGGAATACTTGAGAGCATTGCTAAAGCCGTATTGCCTCGTTCTTTAGAGGTTAAGTTCGGATTAACTCAACCTAATCAAGTGGAACAAATGAAAGCGGCGAATGAAGCTAACATGGAAGAGTCGCAGATTAAAACTAGGAAGATAGAAACCGAAACCAATCTATCGAAAGAAGGAGTGAAAGCTGGAGAGTTCGCGCCATTACCAGAAAATTACGTAGAACCTACTTCTTTAGTTGGTATCTTCAAAGAGAGTCTTTCTCGTGGTTATCATACTTCTCTTGCTCCCGCTATCGGATATTCAGCTGAAGCAATTGCAAATGTTTTCCCAGAATTAAAGAACCTTAAAGATTGGGGACAAGACTTTGGAGACAAAGAGAGTGCTTATATTTACAAACACCCGGAACTATTACCTGACCAGAATGTTAAAGGTTTCTTTGAAGGCGGAGCTAAAGACCCGAAATGGTATGCTCAAACACTAGGAGAATTGCTTCCTGTATCAGCCACAATGGTAGGAATGTCTATTGTCGGAGGGTTAACTGGTGGTCCCGCTGGCGCTGGTATAATGGGAACAGGTTCAATTTTCTTAATAGAGCAAGGAAATGCTTATAAGCAAATGATAGACGCAGGAGTAAGTCCCGACAAAGCTGGAAAGGCTTCAAGCGTTTATGCTTCAATTGCAACAGTAGTTGAAAGAGGTTTTGGTTTTGATCCAGTAAAAGTAGCCATGGGAAATATGGGACCAAAAATAATCTCTACTAATTTCAAAGAGTTTCTTAAAAAAGAATTGCCAAGATACAGTATAAGTTTTTTGAATAACATTCTTCAAGAAGGAGGAGAAGAAGGAGTTCAACAGTTCGCTCAAAACATAACAAACAAATGGCTGGCTGGAATGAAAGACCAGGGAATATGGCAAGGAGTATTAGAAAGCATACCAGCGGGAGCGCTAGGAGGTTTAGCTTTCGGAGGAGCTGACGTTTTAGGAAAAGGAGTTCAATTGATGTCAAACATTAAAGGCAAAGGGACTGCGTCCGAAAAAGGAGCAACAGTTGAAGCCCCGGTAGAAACTCCAGTAGAGACAACAGTTCCGACAGAGACTCCGCCAGTAGTAGAAACCCCGAAAGTTATAGAAGTTAAGAGTGGACTAGAAGTTCCTGAAGCTATAAAATTAAACATTGAAAGTGGACAAACTAAAACAGCTGACGAGTGGATAGGTTCTCTTAAAATAGACAACCCAATTACTCAAGATTATTCTTATGCAGACCTTAAGAAGTTTTTTGAAATCACTAGAGGAAATATCGGATATGCAACCGAACAACAAAATGCAAACATTGTCAAGGCAAGAGACGAGATTATTAAATTACAGAAACAATTAAATTGTTTTTCAACACCCGAGGCGATTATTAAATCTTCTAATAACAAAATTGCTTTCCTTAATAAGGACGTTCAAGAATACGTAGACGCTTACAAGGAAACAGTTGACGAATACAATAACCCAGACGGAACTAATCTTTACTCAATAGAAATAGTTAAGTTCCCTGACGGAAAATACTCTTATGGTTTGAATATCAGTAGCTCTACGGAAGCCTATAACATACCGATACAGGTTAATAATTTAACTAAAACTAGAGAGCAAGCGATTAAAGCAGCGAAAGAGTATGCTCTTGGAGAATTGCAGAGATATTTAGATAATCCAAGTATTACAGAGGCGGATAAGAAAAATATCAGCATTGCTATTGCTGACCTCAAGGACGAAGTTCCTACAATTGAAAAGATTAAAAAGACTCCGTTCAAGAAAAAAGTTAAAGAGGAAGAAGCAGTTGTCTTAACCGAAAAAGACAAAGAGATAATTAAAAAATACCACCAGCTTTTCGTAGACTATTACACTATTTACGAGAACGTTCCTGATAGTGAAGATAAGTTTGTCGGAGAAGTAGAAGACATTGCCTTAAAAGAGTTCTTCTTAACTCACGATCTAAATGACAGACAAAAACAGTTCTTTGAAGAAATGATACCTTATATGCCAGAAGCGCTTAAGGAATTAGATTATTTTACAGAATGGTCTTCTAAACCTAAAATACTAGAGAAGTTAAGGGACATTGAAGCTAATCCTGACGTTGTACCTTTAGACGAATACAGGTTTGAACCGGCTGAACTTCCTGAAGGGAAAATACTTTATACCGAAAAAGGAGACATTGTTATTGATAGCGACGGAGTTGCTCATGAAATTGTTGACGCTAACGACGAATATATAAAAGAAGGAGGCTATGCCGGGGACTACAATTCTGGCTACGTTAGAATGAAACAAGTTGGAGAAGAAAAAGACTATGTCGGATATGCTAATCAATTAAGGCAAGCGACTCAAGAAGAAATAGATAAGCTAGGGCTAGATAAAAAAGCCAAAGAACAAGTCTTATATGATAGTTATGAGCAGAAACAAAAAGCTATTACTCAAGAGGACAAGGTTGCTCAAGCAATTAAAGGAAAGCCTAAATCTATAAAACAGATAGCCGAAGAAACTAAAATACTTGAACCCAATATCAGGCGCATTCTTGGAGTCGGAACTAAAGAAGGAACTTTTGAAAGAGTAGACAAAGGTGTCTATATCTTAAAGAAGAACGGCAAACAACTTGCCTATATTGAAACTGGAAATGCTATGGAGGTTCTTCCGAGAATGGCTAAAGAAGGTCTTAAAGTAGACATGGTATTTTTAGATATACCATACAAGACTTCTGCTGTTATCGGAGGAAACAGAGGAATTAAATACGACTATATTACCGTAGACGAGTTCGGGAAGGTAGTTGAAGCGATTAAGGATATTGTCCGCTACGAAGAAACACCAGTATTTTACATGTACTCTCAAGCTCGTTCAGGGCTAAAAGAAATGCAAAGTTATACTGACAAGATTATTGAAGCTGGTTTTAAGCCAATTGCTAAAGGAGAATATACTAAACTTCAAAAAGACGGCTTGACTAGAGTTAGAAACATGAGAGGAGATGTTATTGAGCCTGAAGGCATTTTATTACTTTCAAAATCTGGCGTGACGAACATGGTAAATCCTGACCTAAACTTCAAACTTGTCAGACCAAGAGGATACCAAACAGAAAAGCCGGCCGAAATGCTTAATGCTTTAATTAAGATGTCAACAAGTGAAGGAGAAGTTGTATTAGACCCGTTTGCTGGAAGCGGTGTGACGGGAGAACAGGCGATCAAAACTGGACGTACTACAATTGCTATTGAAAAATCAGAGAAGGCAGTTGAAAAACATATCAAGCCCCGTTTTGCGAGGGCTTCTAAAGAAATAGAAACTAAAGATTATAAGACTATTGAGTCTGAAACTTTGGCTTATGCTAAAGAAAATAAAGATACCTTAATCAAAGAATACGAAAATCAGTTCGGGAACTTCCTTGGAGGAGATAACATTAAAGAACTATTCCCGGCATATAGAGCAGATAGAACTAAATATCTAGCCTTTAGAGAGGGAGGAAATTATATATGGAACGCAACTCTTGATAATTGGTTAGAAACAAAAAAAGGAGAAGCTTCAAATGAAGTCTTGGTTATGATAGGCGGACCCGCTGTAGGAAAATCAACCGCCGCTAAAGCTACAATTGGAAAAGACTTTACTGATAGATATGCTTTCGTAATTGAAACAACCGGACACGATAAACTACAATTTGACAGACTAAAACAAAGAATACTGGACAATGGTTTTGATTTACACGTAGTCCAAGTCTATGCAGATATTGATACTTCCTTCAAAAGAACTCTTGATAGAGCGCAACAAAATGGAGGAGCAAACGACGGAAAAGGTAGAACAGTTTTTATTCCTGAATATGTTAAAAGACAACTTGGAGCTATTGATATAGGAAAGGAAATGGCTACTCAAAGCAATGAGAATGTTCATTATAATCTTATAGTTAATCAAGGAAAACCCGAAGAAGCCTCTTTCATGGAGCCTGAACGAGCGCTTGCTATTTTAGATAATATAGGGTATAATAAGAGTAATGAAGAAGAACTTATAAAAAAGTATTATGAACAAACCTTACAAAGCCTTAACAAAGGAACAATTAGCGAAGCTGTCTTCAACGGAACGACAGGATTACTTGGATCGCCAGAAGAAGTTTCATACGGAAAGCGCCAGCTTGATAACACAAGCCCTCAAGCAAGGAGTGAAGGAAGGCGTGAAAACGTTGTAGAAAAACCTACTCCTCGTTTTGCTAAAAAGAAAGTTGTCTCTAAAACTAAACTTATTAAGCCTATAGAAGCCATTAAAAAGGTTTCTACGAATAAGTCTAATTTGCCTATTCTAGCAGAGTTTAGAGTGGCAGACGGTAAAATGTATGCAACAGACCTTGAAGTCGCTATAAACGTTAAAACAGACCTTAAAAGTGGCATGTACAAGGTAGTTGGCAAGGAACCTATCCCTACTGATAGCTCCGCCGAAGATTTTCCTGTAGTTCCTGAAAAGCCTACGGAGATTTTTGCTAAAATTGATAACAACCTTTTAACTAAAATAATTAAAAACTCTTCACTGTTTATTTCAAAGAGTCCTATCAGACCAGAACTTAACGGAACCTTTGTTTCAATAAAAGGAAATACAATAAGAGTTCGTTCTACCGACGCTTTCAGATTATACCAAAAAACAATTCCAGCTAAAGTTTCAACCGAAGGAGAATATATTTTATCTAATGTTAAGAAGACGGCTGACATTCTTCCAGTTTTAGATACTCCAGTAGAATTAAGAATAGAACCGAAAGGAGCTGGATATTTTAATTTCTCAAGTAAAGAAGGAGATATTTTTATCAGGAAAGTTGAAGGACAATATCCTGAAATAAACGATATTATTCCTCAATATACAAAGAAAATTACTTTTGATAGAAATGAAGCGATCAAAACTCTTAAAGAATTAAAGCCTTTTATTAAAGAGTTTGGAGACGCAACAGAAGCAGTTAAGGTTGAAGAAGAAGACGGAAAAGTTATTTTCACTGTCGGAAATGAAAAAACTAAAACTTTATCAGTTCCAATGAAAGAAGAAGTCGTTAAGACTGAAGCTGGAATAATGCCTGACGGAGCAGTTGTTATGCCAATAAAAGGAGACACTGTCAAAACTTTCAATGTCAATTATTTAATTGATACTTTGAATGTTCTAGAAGAAAATGAAGTTAACATGTACTCGGTTAAGGATATTAACTTCCCTGTTCTTTTTACTGATAATGGAACATGGAATATACAACCGAAAGAAATCATAGAAGAGAAAAAAATTAGTCCTCTTCTTCAAGAAATTAAAAAGTACAAAACAGCTGAAGAGTTTTCTAACTCTTTGAAAGATAGCACATGGGGAGATTATAAAGGAATTGATATGGAGGTTCCAGTTGAGCTTTTGAGAGGCGTAGAACCTACTAGAGCTTACGCCGAAGCCAAGGTTGATTTAGAAAGAAAAATAACAGAGCCGGTTGAAGTAATTTATAATCCTACTGAAAATGAATGGAAACTAATGGACGGAAATCATAGAGTAGCTCAAGCCATTGCTAATAATCAAAAAACAGTAAGAGCCACTGTAGGAATTGCCGAAGACGAACTAGACGAAAATCTTGATGTCCAAGGAACAAAAGATTATTTACAAAATCCTAGAGAGTTTTACGAACAAGCAACAAAAGGAACGGTTGCTGGATTTTCTATTGAAACAAAAAAGAAAAAAGCAATACCTTCAGGATACGCTTCGGGAGACGGAAAGGCTATTGGAAACTTTGAGAAGATAGTTGAAAAGGAAAATAGCAAGGAAAATCAAATGAAGATATACGATAAAGTCAAAGGCTTAATTGAGAAGTACGCCAAGACTATTGGAGAAGGTTATCTTCCAAGAAGAGCGCTAGGAGTTTATTATAGGGATACTCAAAATATCAGAGTTAGTGGAATGAACAACCTATCAGTCGCCGCTCACGAAATTACTCACTTCCTAGATTTTGCATATAACATTTCTAGAGAGATAATGGGAGTTGAAGACTATTCGGAAAGTGGTAATCCGATATACGACCCGAAGACAGCTAAATTGAGAAAAGAATTGACTGACGTTTATACTACTTTCTATGGCGGAGCAAAGAAGACTCACAAATTAGAAAAGAGAATGATAGAAGGTTTTGCAACCTTGCTTGAAAAATACATTGAACAACCGACGTTTATGACTGCTCAATATCCTAACGTTGTTAAAGCCTTCTTAAAAGAAGGAGGAGAATACTATAAGCCAGTAATGGGAGATATTATCAAAGACTTGAGAGCAATTGTCGCAGAGTACCAAGGACTAGACCCGCTAGACAAGATCGGCGCAAGAATAGCCAACGACGAAATTAACACTGATAAGGAAAGCTTCTTAAGTATAGGAGAAAAAATTAAGACCGAAGTTGCAGACAATCTCTATCCTATTGAGAAATTAGCGAAAATGACTGGGACTCATTTTACTTCCAGGGACGCTTCTCTTTGGGCTAGACAATACAATAATATCAATTCTCTTGTTATCAATAATATCAAAGGAAATAAAGGATACTGGGGCTGGAGAGACGGCGAGATTAAAATGTTGCATGCTTTCAATTGGAAAGACGTTATCAATACTCTTCAGAAAGACAAAACTATCAATGAGTTTTCTAACTATCTAGTGGCTAGAAGAGAATACTTCAGCTATCAAGAACTAAAAGAAATGAAGATAAACGTTGCGGAGGCAAAGAAAGTTCTTTTAGCTGGACAATATGCAATTAAAGAAGCAACAGAAGCCGGGGCTAGCAATGAAGAACTATCCGAACTATATCAAGGACTAGGAGAAATTAAGGCAAGATACAACGGTTTAGTTGAAAGCCTAGACGAACTAGAAAAGGTTCTAAAGAATGACGGATTTACAGAGGCAGAAGTTTCAGAAGCATATTTACAAAATAGAGTAAGATTTTCTGACTTTGAAAAGATGTATGACATGCTTATTGCCGAAGACCTTAAGTTCTTAAATGACTCTCAAGTACAGTTGATAAGTAATGACGAGTATAAAAGTCTTGCTAATCAGGAAGGATACGCTTCTTTCAAGAGAGCTTTCTATGACGAGATAGCGGGAGAAGAACAGGCTAATATCAGTAGAATTAAAGTTGGAAAGACTAAAGTTTCTTCAATGTTAAGAAGAAAAGGTTCTCAAAGAGCGATTATTAACCCTCTATTCTCTGCTTTGACTAATCATGCTGAAATAACGAAGAAAGGAATGAAGCAGATTATTTATAACAAGGTAGGAGGTTTAGCTCCTCAACTTCCCGATTTATTCCAACGCCAACAATTGAAAGTTTTCCCAGATACAAACGGACGCTTTGTTTTTCCACAAGAAAAAGACCCAAATATCTTAATGACTAGAATAGGATATAAGAGAGTTCCTTTCTTGGTTGATAAGTTTGTTAAGAGAACACTAGACGAAACATTGAACCCTCAAAACATTTCTATCTTTGAGCAATTGATTTTAGGAGCTTCAAGGTTCTTCACTAAAGGAACAACTGGATTATTCCCCGGCTTTGCTTTGACGAACTTTACAGTGGACCAGATTTCAGCTTCAGCACAGTCAAGAAATAATTATACTCCTATCTATGACTCATTAACTAAATTGAGTAAGGCTTTAGATGTTAATAACGTTGCTCATGATTATTTTAGAGAATATATGGTTATGGGAGGAGAACGTCAGACCTTCGTTGGCTGGCAAGATATGTCTCCGAACGAATTATTTAATGCTATTAAAAACGAGAAACATAGTTTAACAAAGGCAATTGAAATGCTTAATGCTGGCATGGACGTTTTAGCTTTACCTTCAAAGGCTTCTGAAATACTAACAAGAGCAACCGAATACGTTAAATCAAGAATGTCGGGCAAGTCTTCAATAGTTGCACTAGAAGAAGCGGGTAGAGTTTCTGCTCCGTTCCACCACGTTGGAAGACTAGGGGGAGGAAGGATAGGGCAAACAGCTATCAAGTCTATTCCGTTCTTTAATCCTTCAATACAGGTTTTAGCTCAAGCAGCCGAGTCCCTAGAAACACCTGAAGCAAGGAAGAGATACTTATTCGTAGCTCTAGCCGTGACGGCAGCTTCAATTGCTTCTTTAGGTCTTTTAATGGCTACTGGTACTGACGATCAGAAAAAATTATATGCTGACATACACCCTGACGAACTAAATAAATATATCTGGCTTCCTAATCCTGACGGAAAAAGTTTGATTAAAATTAGGGTTCCTGACCAAATGGCAGTCGTCGCAACTTTAGTAAATATGCTATGGGCTGATAAAGCACTTCAAGCTAATTATAAAGTTGGAGAATATATTAACGCTTCAATGGCTTGGCTTCCTGCACAGTTTGATATTACGCAACCGGCAAAATTACTCATGGCTTGGATACCTCAAATTATAAAGCCAGCAATTCTAACTGCCGTCGGAATGAAAGACTTCCCGAAAATTATGCCTCTTGAAAGCCAGTCTCAAACAAACAAATTACCGAGTCAAAGATTTACTGAAGCAACTTCCCCAGTCGCCAAAAAGTTAGGAGAACTTTTGAACCTCTCTCCGATTAAAATTGATTATCTTTTAACTGGATACCTTGGAAGAGCAACTGGCTTCTTAACTGGAAAGCCAGGGGTATATAATCCTTTGAAGGCAATGGGAAGAGACTATTATTTTGAGAGCGGAAGAAAGCTTCAGGATTTCTACGATATGAAAGAAGTTAATGACCAAGAGTATAAAGCCTACAAGGACATGACTAAAAAGTTTTCTTTAGGAGAGTCAACAAGAATACTAAAGAAGCACGCTCAATTAAAGATAATAAATAATCTTCTTACTGACTATAGAGATATAGACCCGGATAAGTTTCCGTTGCAAGCAAAGAAATATCGTGATATAATACTGCAACAGCTCAACAAATTATGAAGGACACCTTCACGTTGAAGAAGGGGCTAACTCTTCTTTTCTGGCTCGGGATTTCTTTCTTGATAGGATACGCTTTTATCTGGTTATTGTGGGCGTATCTCTGGCTATCAATCCCGATATGGATTTTTCTCTATCTATTTTTTTATAAACGACAATCTATTGTCGCTCTTTGGAACTTTAGAGCTTAAAAAGTGGATAATTTTCTGGTCAACTATTCTATAAAATGATATAATATGCCTATGACAATAGAAACATTAAAAAGTCTGATACCTTCCACTACGAATACAGTTTTCGTAATGGTAGCAATATCAGCTTGCGTCGGTTTCTTTTTAGGGAAACTGGACACTGCTCAATTTATGCTTCTAGCTGGTATGGTCTTTGGTTATTTCTTTGGAAAACCTTTAGACACTACGCAAGCTTACGGAGGCAAGTAGAGTATAATTCATGGAGATTAAAAAACTTCTACAATTGTTTTTCGTAATGGTTATTGTAGTAGGCGCTCTTATTTTTTCGCAGCCGAACCCGTCGCCAGAACAAATTACATACATAGAGAAGACCCCGATAGAACAGTGGCAAGACCACTTAATCAAAGAAATATACGACGCTGGCTTGACCGAGCGTGATTACGTTATATTAAAAGACATAGTATTTTGTGAGAGTTCATGGGGACAATACTACGAGAACGGAGAAGTTAAAATTAGCAACGGAAATATCGGCTTGGCACAGATTAACCGTTTGGCTCATGAAGCAGAATATACAAAGTTAGGGTTAGATCCTTTTCAAAATCTAACTTATGCAGTTCTACTTTATAAGCGAAACGGTGTTCGGGATTGGAAATTGTGGAGCGGTCCCTGTTGGATACCACTTCTAAAAGCAAAGAATATAATAATATAATAAAAATAACATGCAATACGAAGAGGAATTGTTCCACCCGGGACTATTGGAGGACACTCGTTCCCCAGAAGAGAAAGCAAAGGATTTCAAGTACAGTGAATTGTTTGCTTCTACGCCAGAATTAGTTTGGTTAAATTATGAAGATGTAATGAATGACCCTTGTGTGAAAGATATTCTTTCTAAAGCGGAAGTTCAAAATCAAGACGGTTCTTATTCATGCGTTAGCCAAGCTATATCACTCGCTCTAGCAATTAACAATTACCGAGAAGAAGGCAGATATATTAGAATGTCTGCCCGAGGAATATATTCTATTCGTTCAAACAAACCCGGACAAGGTATGATTTTTAATAATGCTGGCCAGATAGCAATTGATAAAGGAGACATCTTTGAGTTTATGCTTCCTTCTGAAGGTAAAGGAGAAGACGATATGAACAAAACTGAAGACTATCTTCCCTCTTTTGACCCTATCGGAAAAATATATAGAGCTAAAAATTATATTTGGGCGACCAACTTATCAAGTATAGACGAGGTTGCTAGTTTTCTTAATAGAGGACTTCCGGCGATTGTCGGAGTCAGGTTCGGAAACGGAGAATGGGCGAAAGAAGTTCCCACTCTTACAGGAGACCCTATTTATGGACATGGCATTTGCGCTCTTCCTAAATGTTTCTTCATGTATCAAGCTATCTTAATTCAGGATAGTTGGGGAATTGCTTCTGGTAATAACGGGAGAAGGATATTAACTGAAGACTGGTTCAAAGCTGGGAGAATTACTGTTGCCTTTTATTTTGAAGACCTTAAGAATTATACTTTTAATCAGATAGCTTCTTTAGGAAGTAAACCTAAATATACTTTCCCTAAACTAATACAAGTCGGTTCAAAAGGACACGAAGTCGCAATGCTTCAGAGATGTCTTGGCTATCTTCAAGACGAGAAAGGCTTCTTGTTTCCTTTAGACGTTCCTCCGACAGGAAACTATTTTGGAATTACTAGAGACGCCGTTAAACGTTTTCAAAGAATGTTCGGTTTACCAGAAACAGGAACCGTAGACGTGGCAACCTCAACGAAGCTTAATGAAGAGTTTTCAAAGTAATGGAAAAAGAAACTCAAGCCTTTATTAAAAAGTTCCTAGAAGATACTGGCTGGTTTGTTTATAAAAACAATTTAAGCGGTGTCCATGTTCACGGAGCTTTATGCAAGAGTTCAGCTAGAGGGCTGGCTGATTTAACTGCGATTAAAAACGGAAGAGTATTACAGATAGAAATAAAAGACGGTAAAGGAAAACAGAGCGAAGAGCAGGAAAGGTTTGAAGAAATATGGAGGTCTCATGGCGGAGAGTACGTTGTCGTCTGGTCTGTTCAGGATTTAGTAGAATATCTATCTAAATAAAAACCGCCCTCACGAGCGGACAAAAACGTCTTTTTAGTTTTAAGGTTGGACGTCCCTTTACAATGTAGACGTAAAATGTCCTAATTTGTTTCAAAAAAAGAAGAAGGGTAATACCTTTCTTTTTATTTTGATCGCCTCCTTTTTTTACTTTTACGGGGTTTTCCCGTGTTTCTCCCAGCTCTACGCTTAAGAATAAAGCCATAGTATTTTTTAATGGCTCTGTGGTTGCCGGTAATTTCGGCAAGGGCCTCTTCGTATATTTCAGGGTGTTGGCGGAGTATTTCATTCTCCTTAATACGAATAAGTTCTTCTAATGCGTCGTGGCAGGGTGTTCGGCACACTTCAACAGTGTCTCCGTTTCCGAAGACGGCTGATTTTTTTTTGTGATGTTGGCTGTAGTTATCTTCTCGTTCCCATGTCTGACAAATCTCACAGAAAAACATAGTATCCTCCCGACTGAATGTTAAAGTTCTATCCATATTATACCATAATTTAACATGTTGGTAAATTAAACAAATTGTCCACGACCGCTCGCTCTTGACAACTAGCGAGCGCTTGCTATAATGGAATAAACAAAGGTCAAAATAATTAGCAAAATAAAAAATAAGAAATGAAAAACTTCGCCAAAGCCCTAGTAGATATAGTTCTTTCAGTTCTTGCTTTATATGTCTTTGTCTTCTTTATCTGGTTGCTCATGGCGTTAGGCTGTGCGCAGTACGAAGACTCTCACAAGACAGGAAGCAATTGCGGTCAGGACGAGTTTACTAAAATAGTCAGAGTCGTTTATTCTCCGATTATTACAGGACTAGAAAAAATAAAATAATGAATAAAACAAAAACCTCGGAGGCCGCTGCCGAATTAGGAAAAAGAGGCGGAGACGCTACACTTAAAAAGTATGGCAAGAAACACTTCAAAGCATTAGCAAAAAAACGTGTGTCAAAGTCGGGCAAACGTGCTAAATAATAACAATTTTGAAGCTGTGGAAATCGTATAATATGGAAAATCAGTTAATAACAAACACAGAGAAGCAAGAGATAGTTCCGATAACAAAAAAGGCGGTTAAACGTTTAGAACTTGTTAAAGGATTAAGTATTAAGACAGACGAAGATTTTGAAAATGCTTCAGAACTTTTCCTTGAAGCAAAGAATTATCTAAAAATAATCAAAGACAAAGAAGGAGGTTTCACAAAGCACATCAACGCCTTGAAAGCGGAGTTGGTGTCTTTTTTTGGTCCAGCTAAAAATCAGTGGACTGAAATCCACGACGTTCTTAAGAGTAAGATAGAAATGTATCAAACAAAGAAGCTAGAACAGGCAAAGAAAGAGAATGACAAAGTAGTTGCGAAAGTAGAAGCTGGTAAAATGGACTTTGATCAAGCCGGGGAGAAGTTTAAGGAAGTAGCAAAGACAGCGAAAATAGAAGCTGGTTCCGTCACATTCAGAACTATCAAGGACGTAGAGTTAGAAGACGAAAGCCTTCTTCCTAGAGAATATCTAGTCCCTGATATGGTTAAAATCAGAAAGGTCGCATTAGCAGGAGTTAAAATACCCGGCGTTAAGGTGGTAGAAAAAGTAAGCGCTGGAGGAAAAATAAACTAATATGGAACACAAAAAGGAAACATCAATAACAATAGGACAAGTTAAGCTTCCAGCAAAGATTAAAAAGCTAATCTCTATTCCGACTCCGGATATGTTTATCAAAACTAGGCCGATAAGAGGAAACAAGACAGCTAATTACGTAGAAGGAGGATATGTCGTTGCTAGACTTAATCAAGCTTTCTCTCCTATCGGCTGGGACTTTGAAGTCGTAGAAGAAAAAATAGAAGCTAAAGAAGTTGTTGTTAGGGGAAGGCTTTTAATCAAAGACCCGATACACAATTTCCAAGTAGGAAAGACTCAATACGGAACGAAGGAAAGATATGCTGGAGTTCCTTTGGGAGATACCTTGAAAGGAGCGGCGACTGATTGTCTCAAAAAGTGCGCTAGCATGTTCGGAATTGCTTTAGACGTGTATTGGCCTGATTTGGACGAAGAAGCCCTCTTACAGCCAGTTATAGGCGGAAAGAAGGGGGGTAAAAAGGTATTCATAGAGGCTAAAGTTATCCCTGAAGGTAAAAAGGATACTATTAGCAGAACTGCGCTATTAGAAATGACTAAAGCAAAAATAGACGAAGAAGAAGATTTAGTAATTCTAGAACAAATGAAGAATAAGATTAAAAATGCAAACGCTAAACTTTATACCATGGACCAGAAAACTGCTTTAGTTAAAATAATTCAAGGCAAGATTAACAAAATAATAGGATAACATGAAAGCTCCAATATCTTACGCAAAACTTCTTCCGCACGGATATTTAAGCTATTCAGCTCTAATCCTCTGGGAGCAAGATAAGAATAAATACTATCAGCGTTATTTTGAAAATCTTCCTAGCTTCAAGAATAAGTACATCAGAGTCGGAAAGAAGTTGACTACCTATCTGGAAAGCGGAGACTACCTAGACGACGAATATGACCCTTTAATTGAATTAGTAGGAATTAGCTTTCCAGATTATCCGAGACATGACTTTGAGATTAAGGCAAAGCTAGAGGGGATACCTTTAATGGGAAAGCTAGACGCCTTCAATCGGAACTTCCTAGAGATAGGAGAGTATAAGTCCGGTAAGAAGTGGACTCAAAGAATGGCAGACAAGAGCGATCAACTGACATTCTATGCTCTCCTAGTCTGGCTGAAGTATAAGAAACTACCTAACAAAATATCTCTTCACTGGGCGAAGACCATAGAAGACGAAGCAGAGAAAATGGTTGAAATGACTGACTCTGAAATGACTCTGACGCTGACGGGAGATACTAAAACCTTTATAACTAAACGAGATTTGCATGACATTATTCCTTTGGTTAAGAGGATAAAGAAGGCAGTTTCGGAGATAGCAGACCTTACAAGATTTAACGAAATAGGCAGAAAAGGAGGTCTCTAATAATAAGTATTATCTCTTATTATTATTATTAAGGAGACGAAAATCGGGGATAACTTTCAAAAATAGCGCTGGAGTCCTTATTTTATAAGGGCTTCAGCAGAGGAGGAGGTGTGGACAAAAAGAGGAGAGAGTGAAGACTAATTGTTTAGAAAAAGTGTAGAAAAAATAAAAATAATTATTTCACTACATATTTTCAACAATTTTATCACACTTTTTCCACAGTTCTTTTAAGTAATAATAATTCTTCAAGCGTTGAATAGCCTCTTGTAAGTAATGCGTGGCAATTAGGACAAAGCTTATATTCTTTTCCTCCTTCATGGTGGTTGTCTATAGCCTTATCATATCCGCATATGTAGCACTTACCAAGAACTTTATTATATCTCTTGTTGCGTGCATATTTTTTAGCAGCGTCTCTCTTTTTGATCTGACGACAAGAAAAACAACAAGTATTTTGACCCTTACACCTTGGAGTAAAATTATTACCGCAAATTGTACATTTTTTAAGTTCATTCATAGATATATTATATCATGATAACATTATGTTATCAACATATAATGCCATACTATGAACATCTTTTCCACAATATAATAAGCATAATATCAATAAGAAAATGGAAAAAAGTCAGCAAGTACAACAAAAAAACAGTTCATTTATTAGAAATAAGGTTCATGCTTTTAGAAGAGGTCAGTTCCGCCGGATAATGTACACTAGGGATTTAGAGAAGCTAGGATATGAAATCAAGCAATTGTCTGAAAACAGCTTCGTAGTTAACGGGCGCCTAGAGATTTATCCTTCAAAGAAAACGTACAAAGACCTTAAGAATGGTCAGGTCGGCAAAATAGAAAATATGAGTTTTAGGCAGTTTATTCTGCATTTTTACAACAATTTAGCATGATTATCAAAAACATGAAAATACATTACGAACCCGAAAAGTGTGAACATTGCGGACAGACGCTAACATATCTCTTGCCCGTAGATCGTGGGGCTGTAGATATTTTAAGATCAATCTCGGTTGCTGTTTATAGGAAAAATATCAATGTTGTACACCCGAGAAAGGAAATGGAGATAAAATTAGCTCTTTCAAAAAGCGAATATGCTTCAATGATAAGGAACGGGAACTTAACTTCTAATCAAGTAGGAAACCTTTCAAGACTACGCTTTCACGGTTTAATCGCTGCGATAGACGGAAATCCTGGCAATTATTGTATGACTACGAAAGGCGCCCAGTTTCTAAAGGGAAGGAGAATACCTCGCTTTGCCATTATATCAAAAGCTCAAGGCCGACAGGTAGGTTATTACTTACCAGAAGAGCAAACCGTCACAATTAAGGAGCTAGTCAAATATGACGACGCTTACTGGGAAGGAATTAACTTTGATATTATAGAAGGTCGTATTATTAAAGACTTGCCTATCACAAAGCAAAGAACGCCAGAAGAGAAAACTCTAAAATTGCTATAAAAATCCATGAATAACATCAAAATTAGGTATATTGTTCAAAATACTGAAACTGGACAAGTCTCTACGGTATTCAAAAAAATAGAGGATATTGAAGCTAGAGGAATGGCGAAAGGTATTAAAGTTTTGAGAAGAGATATTTTTACAGGGAGAAAAGACTGTTCCGGTAAAAGTATTTACGAAAACGATATATTAGAAGACGAAATAAAAGCTCATGCAACGGTTTTCTATGAAGTCTTCAAAGGTCAATTCTATGTCGGGTATCCGTGGGAGAACGTATGTTTAGCGCAGTGTTCCTATTGCAAAGTGATCGGCTTCGTTTTCCCAAAGATTAAATGTAATAAAGAAAAAAATGAGCCAAACAAACGCACACAACCGAAAAAAGAAGTTAGCAAGGAAAATGCTATCAAAAGTAGAGAAGAGAAAAAGGAAGCCGGACTTGTTCGGGAGCCAGCAGTGGCAGTACAGGAAGGAAAAGAGGGAACTAAAACAAATTAAGCAGAGGGCTAAAAAAATGATAAAACTATGAATATACAAGAAAAATTAAGGTATCTTCAAGATAATTATTTCGGAGAATGGTTAAAGACAAGAGAAAAGGTGGAAGGAGAATTGTCTGATAATCAAACTGTCGAATGTGTTTGTGGCCATTTAGCAACGGGTCTTCATGAAAGCAACTGCAAGAGGTTCCAAAATAAAGTTTTAAGAGAAACAGTTAAAAGATTAAATTATTTAATAAAAAAATGATATACAAAACAATGGGAATGGTGTTTCTAATAATAGGAGTAGTTCCTTTTATAGCGCTCTTACAAAGCTTTGAAACATATCAAACTTTTCTAAATATATTCGGGACAATGTTTCAGGCAGTATTCGTCTTCATAGGTCTTAATATGATTATGGATAACGAAGATTTCTAGTTTTCAAAGTAGTAAAAATATGCTATAATATAATCAACATAATAATCGCTAATCTATATATGGACGCCAAACATAGAAAGAAGAAATCTCACAAAGAAAAAGTCAAATTAAAAAAGAATAAAAATCAAAAACATGAGTAAAGAAAGCATGTTCACTACTAATAATCCGCTCTGCCAGGATATTGAGTTGTGGCAGACTAGAGACGAACAGTCGGCCGAAGAAGAAGTTTCCGAGTTTATCTTTGGGCTAGTTAGACTATTAAAGCCGAAGATATGCGTTGAGACCGGTTGTTATCTTGGAGATACAACAGTTAAGATAGCAGAAGCTCTTTGGAAAAACGGAAGAGGAAAACTTTTTGCATGCGATACTGAAAGCGCTAAAATAGCGTTCGTTAAAGATGTTCTTCATGAGAAGGGACTTAACCCTCAATGTCTTTTGTTTAATGACAAAGGAATAGACATGATTAAAGGGTTAGGAAAAAACATGCTGATAGACTTTGCTTTCATTGACTCGGGAGACGCTGAAGTAAGGCGTGAAGAAATTGAAGAGGTTATGAAGTACATGCCAGCGTTTGGAGTAATTGTTTTGCATGATACTGCTCCCCAGCACAGAGACAATTCTTTCATGGCAGGACAGATTAAGCTTCCGGCGATCTATTTGAATTGCCCCAGAGGATTATCAGTTTTTATTAAAACAGACCTATGAATTGCGAAAAATGTCTAGGAACTTGCAAGGCTGTCTGTTGTGGAATTGTACCGCTTGAAAAGAAGTTTACAATGAAACACCAGCCAGTCAGGAAAGTGATCAAAGAGCTAGACCTGGGAGACGGGAATGTTATACTAGAAACAGAAGATTATAGATGTCCTTATTTAGGAGAAGACTTCAAGTGTTCAGTCTATAAAGACAGACCGGAAATATGCAGACTTTACGGCAATGAAAAGGTAATAACTCTAACCTGTCAGTACCAAGACAAGCACGGCAGAATAAGACCAAGACCAGAAAGGCGGGAAATTGAGCGCCAAATTAAAAAAGTAGTTAAGAAACATATAAAATCATGAGTAAAAATCTAACACAAGAAAGAATATACACTGAAGAGGTGGTAGAAAAAGAAGGGACTCAAACATTTCATGCAGAAGGCTTTACTGTGATAGCCGAGCCAGAGTTTTTCTATAAGTTAAAAAGTCTTAACCTGAAGACTTTAAGAATTGGAGATACAGTTATTAAAATAACTAAAGAAAAGCATGACTAGCGAAACGCCAAAACAAAAGACATACGTCGGCAATGGCAGAGAGGTAGGAAAGTACGGCAACATAGTAATTAGCTTTGCTCTAGAAGACGCTAACAAGTACGCCAAGAAATCAAAGAACGGCAAACACTATCTTAACCTCTTAATTGGAAAAAGACAGGAACCGGATAAGTACGGAAAGACTCACTATGTAGCAATAGACGAGTGGGAAGTTAAGACCCCGGAAGAAAAGGAAGCGATAAAAGCAACAGAGAAAGAACTAACAGAGCAATACGGACCAAAGCAAGAGGAAGAGTTTGAAGAGCCTTCAGTACAGACAGGAGACGACGACGAGATAGATGTAAAAGACATTCCTTTTTGATAATTATAAAAAGCAAGCACTATCAAAGCGATAAGCCTGTAGCCAGGAGACGCCGAGAGAGATAGGCTGGGTAGTAGGCAACCCTATATGCAATTAGTAAGGGTTAAGATAAAGAGTATGGATTATAAAGAAAAAGACTTTAGAAGGAGAACAGAAATACTAATAAGTTTCTTGATACAATCTATTAGAAGACAGATTAGGTTTGATAAAGGTCTAAAGAGTTTAGAGATTAAAACAAATGAGTGGTTAAAGAGATATGAGTAGAGAAAAGGCAAAAAAAGTTATAAAACAAATGGCTGAAAACGCAAGAAAAAAAGACGGAAAGAAACTTCCTTTAGGAAAAGCCTTGAGAAATGCTGGATATTCTGACCATTACGCTAACAGCCCGAAGAAACTTTTAGGCACGGAAACTTTCAAAGAGCTTCTTGGTATTTTCTTACCTGAAGCTAAAGTGATCAAAACGCACAGCGAGCTTATGGACGCTTCCGAGATACAACACTATGTCTTCCCGCAAAAAGGCAGAGGCAAAAAAGCGAAAGATGTTGAAGACGATAAAATCAAAGCGATAGTTGAGAGCGTCCCCGGCTGTAAGTTAATTTATATCAAGAAGGACTTCTACGGGAAAATTGCTTTCTATCAGGCGCCAGACAATAGGAGCAGAGAACGGGCAATTGATATGGCATACAAACTCCGAGGAAGTTTCGCTGCCGAAGAGATTAAACTAACAAGGCCGTTTGAAGGAATGACGGACGAAGAGTTAATGGCAGAGAGACAAAAATTACAAGACATGTTAAATAAAAAGCCAAGAAAATGAGTAGCATAATGGAACTAATTTCAAGACTGAAGCCAAAGAAGGTTTATCCGAAAGTATACGCCATGGTCTTAATTGACGCTAAAGGATATACGAGAAAGGTCTGGCTGGGCTGTGCATATACTTACGAGGACGCAGTGACGGAAGCGATCAATTCTGCTATTGCTATGTTTCCGAATGAGCCAGGAGTTAATTTGTGGAAGCCTTCAATTTGTGATATAATGGAGCCAGAAGAATTGTTTGAAGGTTTCCTAGAAAATCAGGTTAAGATAGAAAAGCAAACGAAGGAAGAGAAAAACAATTTAATGAAAACAATAGTTGAAACTAAAGACGCTAATCTTTACAAAAAAAATAAACATAAGTTCTCAAAAGAGGAAAGACTTCTTCTTGAAGAGAAAATAAAATAGTTATGGAAATTGCCCCAGTCCATTATGCTCTATCCAAGAAGGTAGAGAAGTATAGCGAGATTAAAGACTCCGCTAAAGAAATGATTAAGTTCGTAGAGGATTATAAGCCAGCCAGAGGATACTATGAGAAGATATTCTGTCTTGCTCATGCTGAAGTATGCGACACTCCGTATGCTTTTTTTGTAGTCCGAAAGGAATTAGTAGACGCCAAGATGTTTCCTTCTCAAGTAATTATCAACCCTGAAATAATTGAGACACCGGAGGAGATAACCGTAGACGGTATTAAAGATAGGGGAGACGGAACGGCTGTCTATGCGCCAGTGGTACGTACTAATCATATTAGGCTCACAGAGGGTTGTATTCAGTTCCCGTTCAGGAGTCCGAAGAAAGTTGATAGATTGTTCAAGGTCAAAGTTAGATACTTCACACAGGCCATTTTAGGGCTTAAGAAAGTTGAAGAATGGGTAGAAAAAGACAAGGCACACGTGTTTCAGCATAATTGCGATCATTTTCAAGGAAGGAACATTTTCTTTGATAGTCCTGATAAAATAGAGTGGTGGAACTTGATCGGAAAGGGATACAAAGGCCAGAAAGAAATTAACGATAAAACAATATGAATAGAGAAACAATATATTTATTTTTAATTACTGTACTCCTTTCTTGTTTGATTTTGACTTTGGCATGCTATATGAGATTGCAGTCTTTTGTTGAAATAGTTAAGTAATATAAAAGGTCGTTAAGCAAGAATAAGAAATCAAAAAAATGTTTGAAGACGAAGACGAGGACATTGAAGACGAAGAGTCTGAAGAATAAATAGAAGAGGAGGACGAAGAGGACTCCGAGGACGAGGAAGAATAATTAACTAAAGTAAATTAAAACATGGAAGAAGAAAAAGAAGATAGATCAATGACTGAAATTGAGACTGCTCTTTCAAGAATAGATAATCATGGAAGAGATTTGGAAGCCTCTCTTGAATTGCTTTTCAAAAAGATACAAGGAGTCTTGTCTGTACCTAAAAAGGAATTATTGCCAGAAGGAAAATCTGAAACATTAAGACCAGAACCTTATCCTGAAATGTCAGGAATAGGAAGGAGTCTTAATCACAAGGTAGATAAGTTTGAAGGATTAGTTTCAAAGGTAAATGATGTTATTGATAGAGTTGTCTTATAATCTCCGAGAGCATGTTTGCTCTCAAAAGCTCAAACACTGTAGAGTTCCGACTATACCTCGCAGTGGAGACCATAGAGATTGGTCTTGGGCTTTTGAAAACAAATATGGAACAAGAACAAATCAAAAAAAGAGTTAGGACAATAGACGAAGAAATAAACTTCAGACTATCCCGAGAAAAGTATAGATACTATGAGCCTAACGGAAAATGCGAAGAGTTTATTAACGCTGTAGGGAGTGGTAATTATTTTGTCTCAATGTTCAGCGCTGCTAACGGAGTCGGAAAGACTGCCGTTTCTTCTAATATCGTAGCTCATATCTGCTGGAAGTCTGACAATGTCTGGTTTAAGGATTTACCATTATTCAAAGAGTGGAAGTTTCCTAAATCAGGACGTATTGTCACTAATCACAAGAACATTGAGAACCTTGTTAGAGTAATGAAAGAGTGGTTCCCCGCTGGAAGATACAAAACAACTAAAAAGAGCAAGCCTTTTGAAGCATACTGGACGACTGACTCGGGACATGATTTTGATATTATGACTTACGATCAAGACCCTATGGAGTTTGAAGGACCGACTTTAGGCTGGATATGGTTTGACGAACCTCCGACAGAAGCCATTTTTAAGGCTTGCGTTGCCCGTTTGAGAATGGGTGGTATCATATTCATATCTGCAACACCTTTGGACGGTTCAGCGTGGTTATATGACCATATAATCGCAGGAGAGACGGAAGACCCGGAAATGAAAGTAGTGAAAGATAGCCAGAGAATAAACATTACAGCTGACGTTGAAGACGCTTGCATAGAACACGGAGTCAGGGGACATTTAAGACACGACGACATTCAAAGAATGATTAACGAGTATTCTGAAGACGAGAAGCAAGCTAGAGTACATGGATTATTTCAACATCTTATCGGACTTGTCTTTAAGAAGTGGGATAGAAAAATACACGTTATCAAACCGTTTAATATCAATTTTAGGGACTATACTGTTTACCATGCGCTAGACACACACCCGAGGACGCCTGATATGGGAATATGGATAGCGGTTGATAGACAAGGAAGAAAATATGTCGTTGACGAGTTGCAATGTCAAGAAGGTTCAGAACAATTAGCCCAGAGAGTTAAAACTATCAATAGTAATTATAGAATTGAGAGGAAAATAATTGAGCCAGCTGCTTTTATCAAAGACCAGCACACGGGAATAGCTTTGACTGACAGACTAGAAGGATACGGATTAACATATATTGAAGCTACCAAAAATAGGACTGCTTCTGACAGAAGAATACAGGACGCTCTTTTCTATCAGAAAGTAGGAGATAGCAATGAGTTTCTCAAAGCGCCGGAATTATATTTCTTTGAAACATGTCCAAGAGCTATCTGGGAAATGGAACACTATCGCTGGGACGAGTGGTCTGGAAAATCAGCTGACAATAAGAACCCGAAAGAGAAGCCAGTTGATAAAGACGACCACATCATAGAAGATATTGGACGTATTTTGATACAAGAACCGAAGTTCGTAGAGCCTCCAGTGGAAAGAGAAGAGGACACGGTAGAAGTTAATCCCGATCCCTACGATTAGGATTTGCAGTTTAATTTTTTTAATGGTATAATATAGGCACAGGAAACGCAATATGAATATACGAACATTTTCAGTCAGAGAATACCGAGGTTGCAAGGTATATCTCCGCAATTTCTCTAATTGCTTTGAGTATCTGACCGTACTAGAAAATCAGATATATACAGCGCACATTAGAGTCAATCCACACCCAATAAGTTTGATATTGTATTATCTAGGCTTTGAAAAAGAAAAGTACAGTTATCAGATATACCAGAAAATCGGTCAGCAATTAAACTTAATGGCTGAAGCGACAATTGATTATATTCTTGGCGTAGAAGGAGGACTCATTAAACAATGAAAATAAAACAACATAGTCGGAAATCGCTAACCCACTATGTCAACTAAAACAAAGGAGAATAATAAAAAGGTTGCGCCTCTTGAAGTAGAAATAAAACAACCTCAAAACTTGGAGGAAGAAAATACTCTTTTTGAAAAAAAAGATTGGACTAAAGTTCTTAACCAAGTAAAATCAGAATACACCGTTGACTACAATTACATGAAACCGAAACTTGACGAGTGGGCGGTTAGATTAAAATTGCACAACAACCAGAAAAGAGATAAGTCTGCTATAGGAGACCCGCTTTTGTTTACTGTACATCAGACAGTTTTAGCTTCTTTGTATAGTGATAGGCTTAACGTATCATTCGGAGGAAGAGAAGAAGGAGACGAAGAAGTTGCAGAAAACCTAGATAATATAGCCGTCTTTGACTACAAGGAAATGAAAAAGTCTATTATTGACTATGAATGGGACTGGGACGCTTCTTTCTTTGGAAGAGGACTTCAATCCATGTACGGTTTTGACAGAAAAATAAAATGCCCGACTCCCGAGACAATTGATATTATGACATGGGTTAGAGACCCTGAAGCAAAATCAGTTAATGGAGATATGAAAGGCAACGGAGCAATGAAACACGGTGGACGTTGTATCAGAAAGAGTGTTAACGAAATGAGAAAGAATAAGATATACTTCAACCTTGGAAAATTAAAACCAGAAGCTCAAGACACGACATCATTAGTTGACCAGAACTCTCAAGCCAGAGCCGAAGCGCAAGGAATGGGAGACATCAGCAAGTATTCTTTAGAAGGAGAAAATGCAACCGTTAGACTTATAGAGTGGTATACTCATATTAACGGCAAGAAGACTATTCTAACCTGTACGACTGATTATAAAACAGTAGTCAGATATACCGAACTAGACGACGATTTTTGGAGAATATCCGATAGGCCTATGTACCCGATAGCCCATGACTGGGACGGAGTTTCTGTACCTGATTTAGTAGAAGACAAGCAAAGAGCCAGAGCAGTCGTTCAGAACCTAGGACTTCAAGGAATTAAAATCAACCTTAATCCTCGCTATGTTTACAATACAAACAAGATTAAGAACCGAAACCACTTGAACGTTGAAATGTTCAAACACATTCCAGTTGACGGCGATCCAAACCAAGCCATAGTTCCGGTACAGTCGGCAGTAGTCAAAGCAGAAGCGGACTGGATATTAAACATTCTTGACGTTGCCGCACAAAGAGCAACAGCAACACCAACACAGTCTCAAGGAGTTAGTTCGGCTAGCAAGAGAACAGCAACCGAAGTAAATGAAATTGCTCAAGGAGTTGATACAAGGACATCTTTATCAGCTAAAATCTTTGGCTGGTCTGAAGAAGAGTTTTGGAGGTTCTGGTATTTAGGATATAAAGACCATTTTGCAGACGGCATTGACGAGAAGATTATCAGAATATCAGGCGCATTAGGACCGAAGTGGAGAAAACTAACAAGAGAAAACATTATTGCTAAAGGTCAAGACCCTGACATCAACATTGAGTCAAAGGCTATTTCCGACGCAATGAAGTTCAACGAATTGCAGAAATATAGATTATTCTTGAAGGATATTCAAGGTACATCAGAATTACAGACAGCGAACGTTCGTTCAGCATTAAGAAAGATAGGAAAGCTTTCAGGTTTTGACAAAGATATTATTGAACAAGTTTTACCTCCGACAATAGACGAGTTAAGAGCAGAGGTGGAGAACGACAATTTGAGTGATAATAAGAAGGCAGAAGTTGACGTATACGACGACGATTTAGTTCACATGGAGGTTCACAACAAAGCTAGTGATACTCCCGCCAAAACAGCCCATATTAAGGCACACAGGGCTAGTATGTTCTTGAAGAAGATTAACCCTGAAATGAATGTTGGAAAACCAGTAGGCTCACAAGCTACACCTATGGCAGAAGGAGTTGATTTTATGAAGCCGAAAGCGACTGGACAAGGACTCCAAGGAGGACAGTTAAATAACAATTTAGGAAAAGAATAATATGATAAAGAAAACCGCCAAACCAAAAAAGAAAAAGATTATCGTTCCAAAATTAGAGACCCCAGCCATACCGTCTCAACCCGAAGAGATAGTTGCTTCCCTAACAGCAATGAAAGAAACATCAGTCGGCTGGCAGATAGTTGTCAGTATTATCAAAGAGAACATTAGACTGCTAGACCAGCAAATTATCAAGAAAGTAGATACCGAAGGAATACCATTGACCGACGCCGAAGTAGACCATTTGAGAGACTTAAGGAATATAAACGAAGAGGTTATGAATACTCCTGACGGATACATTGAAGATTTAACAAAAGATACGCAAGAAGATAGCGATCCCGACCCTTACGAAAAAGCGAAAGAGACGAAAGATTAAGAGTTCCTGTTCCCAGTTCATTTACAATTTAATGGTGTCATTCGTTGTTAAAAGTTAGTTTTATCGTAAAAATCGCAGCGATATTTAGCAAGAGGTTCGCTTAACCTGCCTTCTATTGGGGCTTTGGCGATTTCCTACAATAAGTCCATAGAGCAGATTAGCCGAGTGGGCGCATGTAGGCGGGTTAACCGAGCTTCTTGCGAAGTTCGCCGACAACTGTCGTAGTTGCCGAGAGTTAGTTTCCGCTAGAAAGGGTGGCATTTCCCCTTAACCCTAGCGAGTATTAAATATATGCCAGAAGAAGAAAAAACTCCTGAAGCTGAAAAGCCAGAAGGAGACAAGCCAGCAGACGGCTCAAAGTCTGAACCGCTTAACAATGAAAATGGACAGAAACCCGCCGGCGGAGAGTCGGGGGACGAAGGCGGTAATAAAGATACAGCCAAAGCCCCAGACAAAGAAGGCGAGAAAAGTCCAGAGAACCAAGACAAAATTGAAGAGCCAAAGACAAGGGAACGCAAAGACATTCCTTCATTCATTATCAACAGAAAGGCGAAAACTATTGAGAAGTTGAGAAGCAAGTCTCAAAAAGAAGACGCTGAACCTGAAGACAATGAAGACGAGGAAGACGCCGTTGCTCCTGAAGACGAAGCTCTTATCAAGAAGGTCATGGGTCCGATAGTAGCTCCTTTAGCCGAAAAGCTAATTGCCGAGGAAGATAACAATGAGATTAACGAGTTCTTATCCAAGAACCCAGATTTCAAACCGTTTGAAGCTAAGGCAAGAAAGTACATTGCACACCCAAGCAGAAGACATCTACCAATAGAAAGTATTTTCTATGAAGTAGCTGGACCTAGTCTGATTAAACTAGGCGCTGAAAGACAGAAACAAGCTGACGAAAAAGCTCAAAAAGCTGGAGTAGGAGGCGGTTCTGATAGAGGCGGTTCTGGTGGAAGTGACGTAATGAAAATGCCTAAAGACGCATTTGAAGCTAAACAGGAGAAGGTTCGTAGAGGTCAAAATTAGTAAGTTTTAATAATTAAAAGAAATGAACGACAGAACTAACATACCCGCCGAAGTCTCTGCCTTTTATGACAGAACTCTTTTGGAAAGAGTAATGCCATTATTGGTACACTTACGCTGGGGACAAGTTAGGGACATACCGAACAAAGCTGGAACAAAAGTAATTAAGTTCAGAAGGTATGCTAACCTAGCGGCCGCAACCACACCTCTAACAGAGGGAGTGACACCAGCCGAAAACAGTTATCTGTGACTGATATTACAGCCACCGTAGCACAATACGGAGACTATATAACAACTACAGACGTATTGAGTTATGAGAGTGAGGACGCAGTTTTAATGGAAGCAGCCGAAATCATGGGAGACCAAGCTGGAGATACTCTTGATCAGTTGACAAGAGACATCTTGAACGCTGGAACTGGAGCTGTTTACTCTGGTTCAGGTAATACCCAGACTTCTGAAGTTGCCGCTGGAGACGTAATTACCCTAGCAAATCTTGATACTGTTATTGCAACCCTAAAGGCTAATAACACCAAGAAAATTACTAGAATGATTACAGCCAGTACAGGAGTTGGTACAATGCCTATTCTTCCTGCTTACATTGGAATTGTAAGTCCAGTTATCGCAGTTAAGATTAAAGCCCTTGCAGTTGCTTCAGGACAATGGGTAGGAGTTAACAAATACCCTTCACAGTCAGGAGTAATGGAAGGAGAAATTGGTTCTTACGAGGACATAAGGTTTATTGAAACTAACAACGCTAAAGTTAAACTTTTAGCTGGAGATGGAACAATAGACGTATATTGTACTCTAATCTTTGGAGCTAACGCTTACGGAATTACAAGAGTATCGGGCGAAGCTATGAAAAACATAGTTAAACCTCTAGGTTCTGGTGGTACTGCTGACCCGTTAGATCAAAGAGCAACCTCTGGTTGGAAAGCTACATTCGTTGCAAAGATTTTGAACGAAGACTTCATTCAGAGAATTGAAAGCGCCAAGGTTTAGTTAAGCTTTGGGAAGTCGCACGCCAAAGCCATTATCAAAAATAATTAGGAAATAAACTCTTATGAGTGAAAAAACAAAAAGCCCTCTTTTGGGAGGACAGTCTGAACAGACTGCCAAGAAAGAAGAGGTAGGAGAAAAGGGAACAGCAAAATCTACAGTTATCGCTTCAACAGGAGTGAAAGCTGAAGCTTTAGCCAAGTTTCCGGGGGATACAATTGCGCAAACAAAATATATCCTTGAACACGGTCCCCACGTTGATTTCATTCTTCCTTTGGCTGACGGAGAGGCTCAAGGAGCCTACGAGACAGTCCAAATTAACGGATATAAGTTGACTATTAAGAAAGGAGAAATGGTCAATATCCCTAAAGCGTTTGCCATGCTTCTAGCTGAAAAGTATAGAATTAACATGACAGCGGGGAAAGAAATGAGAATTGACGGGAATACCGAGAAAGAAAAAGCATTGAGCTAATCAGGTCAATTACTCAACATAAACAACAAGTAAGATTACGTACATGGAGAAACAATACATTGAAAATGGTTGCTTGACAGCTCCAGGACTAGCCGTTGGAGGTGGATCAAAATACACTTTCAAATACGGTAATACCTTTACTGTCAAGGCTAACGGTATTATTTCAGCAGCAACAACAACTGCCGACGCTCCAGCTTTAACAACTGCGGTTGCTAAAGACGGAACAACTCCTACAACTCTAGCAATAGACTATTGTAGAATATATACCCTTTTGGGAGCAGTAAACGCTACAACAGGAGTAATTACATTCTCTTTAGCAGTAGGAGAAGACTTCATTGAAGGAAGAGCGCCAAAAATGTCTGACATCAACTTCGGTAATGCCGGAGACGAAGACAAGGCAGTAGTAGGTTTCATTGTTATCACTAATACCACAAGCGTATTTACACCTGGTTCAACAGCGTTAGACGCTTCAGGAGTGACTACAAGGTATTTTGATAATATCGGTTTCGTTGGAATGTAGTTAAAACAAATCGCCATTAAACAATAAGCAATATGACATTCGTACAATTCGCAAGCTTAATCAGGAAATATACTCGCTCAAACTCTACGACCTTTTCCGACGCAGATATTTTGCAATACGCTAACATCTTCAAGGACGACATTGCCGGACAGATAGTTGACGAGTGCGGAGAGGACGTGTTTGGAATGAGGTTCTATAGAGACTTAGTGGTAAGTCAAAGAGAGTACGACATGCCAGACGAGTTAGTTAAGATTAAGATATTGCAAGCTAAATTAGACGGAACTAACTGGGAGAAAATTGCAGAAACCGACGTCAATACTTACGGGAAAACAACTGACGACGCAACGATCAAAGCTCAATATGCGGACAAAGCTCCACAGTTTGAACTCTTTGATAATTCGCTCTTCTTGTTTACCGAAGACGACATAATTGCCGTAGACGACGGACTGGAACTCTGGGCTTTAATCTATCCAGCGGATTTCACTTCTTTATCTCTTACAGACGATATGAGTGTACCGCCAGACGACTACAAGCACGGCTTCCCAAGACCTTTCCACGAACTTTTAGCAAGGAGAGTGTCTATTGCTTTCAAGTCAAGTAAGGACAGACCCATACCATTATCCGAAAAGGAGAAATTGTATGAGGTAGATATGGAACAGGCTATATCCTCTTTTAAGAATAGGAATATAGACAGGTCGGTCGTTCCTTCTGTTCCCGAAAACGACGGTAGTAGTTATTAGAGTAAAAAAAAGAATGGAATACTCAACAAAAATAACAGACGCAAAGAAAGGTTTCAGTTTGGCAGACAACGAGTCTTTTATTGATGTATCTTTCAACATTCTTGACGAAGAAGGTAATGTCGTTGCCGAGAGAAAATTGGGTTTCCCAGTTGATACTCCCGAAGACGAAATACGTGAAACCGTTAAGAAGAACGGAGAGATGTATCAGAAAGACCACGAAACAGCGGCCGAAGCTGAAACAAGGGCAGAAGCCGAAAAGGTCGCTGACGAGACAATAAGCAACTTGGTTAAAGAATAAGAAAATGAACATATTTAACTTTTCACATGCCAAGGGAAGAACCAAGGAGAACGTTGAATACGTATTGAGAGACGCTCAAGGAAAAGTAAAACCTCTATTTCAGTTAAACGCTCTAGGTAGAGCTTTAACAAAGAGCGGTTTGCTTTCTCCCATGACTAAAGTCTCTGGCGTGTTCGGTTCATACGTTGATAAAATGGTTGTATCAAACCTAATTACCACAGTCGGAGTAGGTGGAATTGCAGCCAGAATTAACGGAGCTGGTTCTCCTAACGCATTTACCTATATCGCTATAGGTACAGGTACAGGCGCCGCCGCTGACGCTGATACAGTGCTAGGCGCTGAAATCACACAGTCAGGAGGAGCAAGAGCAAGTGCTACATGTACCGTTGTTACAACGGATACAGCTGGAGACACTGCTCAATTAGTACAGACCTTCTCTTTCACTACAGGCGCAAGCTTTGCAGTAACAGAGTCAG